TCTTCTAACCATTGACTGAGGATCATTTGAAATAAGTTGTCTAGATGTTGTTAATCTTGTCTGGCCTCTTTGATCTGTATCAACTTTTGAGGACAAGTCGGCTAATACACTTTCAGATGTTGGTATACCTCCTTTTTCTATTGGAGGAATTGGACCACCAGCTTGCATTCTTACTGGTTGAATATTTTTCATTACTGCATTTGTAAACTTATCACTAGGTGCCATGTTTACTATGCCTCCACCAGCTTTAGTGATTTTAGGTTTTGGAAACATTTGTAGTTCTATTTCCTTGAACCGTGGTTCGTCAATCTTGCCTAAACGTAATTGTTCCTTTGCAACTTCTAACGCCATTTTTCTTAAGATTGATTCTAACCCTACAGGTTGTCCTATTCGATCATCTTTAGCCATTAATAATATTCCCTCATATAGTGCATGTCACGTGGTGCATCTTCAAAGTCACTTGGTAAATTAATAAAGTTACCTTGTCGAAACCGCAAGACTGCTTGAGTCATGCTGTCCACTAAATCATCATGCTCACCATAAGGGAAAGCTGCGCATTCTTCAATCATTTCTTCTGACCATCTTCTCTCAGGCACATAAACTTTTCCTGCTTCAAATAATGGTGCAACGGAGTTTACTCGTACATGCTTATCGTTTCCTTTACTTGGTGTAAAATTTAGGACCGGGACTCCTATCTGACGCAACTCGTGAGTTAGGGGGGTGCCACTTGCTTTTTGCTCAATAATCACACTTTCCGGCTCCCAGTATTTATATTGCTCTAATGCAATTTTTTTTAATTCTGGAAAATCCCACCTCCCTTTTTCAACATCAACTAAAATTAAGTGGGGTCCCTTGTTTCGGGGATAGAAAACTCCCCACGTAGTGATTGCAGAAAAATCGGCAGTTTCTTTTTTACTGAATGCAGTATCATAACTTTGAATTACATGTACAAGTTCCGGGATATCGTCTTCCTCCCACTTTTGCCACCATTCACGTTTAATAATTGATCCTTCTTCTGAAGTAGGATTCTGTTGCCATTGTGCTTGC